AGAATATTATGGACATGGATAAACTATTAGAAGCCATTCAAATTCTTATTAAAGAGGAGCTTAAAGAGCAATTACCTGCTTTAATTAAGGAAGGTGTGAAGGCTGAAATGAAAAAAATACTATCTGAAACAAAGGTAGCACCAAAACCACAATCAAAAGGTATTTCAATGGCTAAGGCTATTTTAGGAGATGAACCAATTCAAGAATCAGTTCAAACTAAATCAGTACCAACAAAGCAATACAGTAAAAACCCAATGATTAATCAAATCCTCAATGAAACAAGAGGTGGGATTCCGCAAGGAGATGGTGGATTTAGAACAATGAACTTTGGACAAGGTGATATGGGTTCAATTGTAGGTAAAACTGCAATAGCTGAAAAAATGGGTTATGGTGAAATGGCTAAAGGACCTCAACCAACTGGATTGGGTGTAAACACTGGAGTAGCTGAAATAGATAAAGCTTTGAATAGAGATTATTCAGAACTTGTAAAAAGATTTAAGAAGAAGTAATGGCAGTATTATTAGGTAATAAAATTGTAAAAGATACAGAATCATTTAATGATTATGCTATTGGTATATCATTGCCTATACAAATTGGAAATACTGCATTTAATCAAACTTTTCAAACTGTAGAACAAGTAAAATCTAATATTAAAAATTTACTACTTACCAAAAAAGGAGAAAGGGTAATGCAACCAGAATTCGGAAGTGGCCTTCAAGAAGCATTATTTGAAATGAATGATAATGATTTAGAAGAAAGATTGGAGGATATAATAAATAATGCAATTGAAACTTGGTTACCATATGTAACAGTGGATAGTGTAGATATCCAAGCATCAAATGAATCAAAAGACAGAAATAGAGTAAATGTTTCTATAAAGTACAAATATTCTAATAATATAAATTTAAACGAAGTTACATTCACAGTTCAAGGATAATAAAAAATGGCAATAAATAAAAATTTTAAAAATTCTGGAAAAGATATAAAGTACCTTAATAAAGATTTTACTAGCTTTAGAGCTAATTTAATTGATTTTGCTAAAACGTATTTTCCAAAAACTTATTCAGATTTTAATGAGTCTTCGCCTGGTATGATGTTTATTGAAATGGCATCTTATGTTGGTGATGTTCTTTCATATTATGTAGATGATACTTTGAAGGAATCTATAATGACAACAGCTGAGGATATTAGTAGTGTGATAGCATTATCTCAATATTTAGGATATAAACCAAAGTTATCATCACCAGCCGTAACAACTCTATCTATTTATCAATTAGTACCTTCAATTGGAACTAGCGTAAACAATAAGCCAGATTCTAAATACTATCTTAGAATAAAACAAGGTATGAGAGTAAAATCTTCAAATGGTACAATATTTAGAACAACTGATATTGTGGATTTTTCAAATGAGGTTGATAGAGAAATTGCGGTATATCAAAGAAATGCAAATACTGGAGAGCCTACGTTTTATTTAATCAAAAAATATACACAAGCTATATCAGCTGAAGTTAGACAAATACAAGCATCTTTTGGAAATTATGAGGCATTTCAGACTATTAATATAGAGGATACAAATTTGATAAGTATATATGATGTTAGAGATTCTAATGATAACAAATACTATGAAGTTCCATATTTGGGACAGGAAATGGTATTTATAGACTACCCAAATACAGAAGCTAACGATCCCGATTTATATCAATTTAAGGAAACAGTACCATATATTTTAAAAACAATAAAAACTCCAAGAAGATTTACAACTAAAGTAAATGAGGATAAAACAACTATTATTCAATTTGGAGCTGGAGACCCGACTGCTAGTGATGAGCAATTAATTCCAAATCTTAAAAATGTAGGATTGGGATTACCAAACTCTATTAGTAGATTGGAAGAATCATTTGACCCTACAAACTTTTTAAAAACAAAAACATACGGAACATCACCATCCAATACAACTATAACTGTAAGTTATTTAGTTGGTGGAGGTGTATCATCAAATGTAAATAGTAATACATTAACAAAAATAGATGGCATAGAATTTGATGAACAAACACAAAGATACACAGCAGCGGAATTAGGATTATATTCTGCGGCCAAAAATTCGGTAGCAGTTGATAATGAAATTCCTGCAACCGGTGGAAGGGGTTCTGAAACAATTGAAGAAATTAGACAAAACGCTTTAGCAAACTTTGGAGCTCAAAATAGAGCAGTAACTGCAAAAGATTATCAGGTAAGAGTTTTATCAATGCCATCAAAATATGGTGGAATTGCAAAAGCATATGCAACTGCAGATGGCACATTAGATAACAATTCACCATCATCTATATTAGCATCTCCAAAAGCTTTACAAGAGTTTACGGATTTGGTAATGTCTTTTGTTAAAAAACCCGATAACTTAGAACCAACCGCAGCCAGCGTTAAATCGGATGTACAAAAGTTTTTAACTGGAAAGGTGGGTAACCCAAATGAAAAAAATAACCCATTTGCTATTAATTTATATTTGTTAGGATATGATATTAATGGAAACCTTACTGGTTTGAATAGAGGAGTTAAAGAAAATTTAAAACTTTATTTAAACGAATATAGAATGCTTACCGATGGTATTAATATTAACGATGGATTTGTTATTAATATTGGCGTAGATTTTGAAGTTAAGTGTTATGAAAATTATAACAAAAGTGATATATTAGTAAATTGTATTAATGATTTAAAAGAATATTTCAGTATAGATAAGTGGACATTCAATCAAACAATAAATTTAAGTGAGGTTGAATTACTATTAGCAAATGTTGAAGGAGTAATCTCTGTACCATTCCTTGAAATAAATAACAAGTGTTCTGGTAACTATTCTTCTAATTCATATAATATAAAAGCGGCAACTAGAGATAAAATTATTTATCCTTCGTTAGACCCATCTGTATTTGAACTTAAGTTTCCTGACATAGATATTAAAGGTAGAGTAAAATAATGGCATACTATTTTTTAACAGCATCAAAAGATGCATCGGTGTACTTACAGCAACCAAACCAAAACACTGGGTTGGATGAAATATTAGAAATAAGTAAAATCTATTATGGTAACATAAAAGATGTATCTCATACTTTAATTAAATTTGAACATGCGTATTTATCAGCATCCATTTCAAATGGAACAATTAAGTTTGATAACGCTACTCTTATTTTGAAAGAAACTGAAAGTGAGGAAATTCCTTTAGAGTACACAATATATGCAAATCCTATATTTGGAAATTGGGAAATGGGAACGGGTACTCGCTTTGATAATATTAATACGCAAGGAGTAACTTGGAATTATAGAGAAGGTGATACAAGGTTAGAATGGTTAGAAAACAACTTTGAAGCAGGAACTACTGCTAGTATTAATAATGGAGTAGGTGGTGTTTGGTACACTAACTATGAATCCTCTCAAAATTTTAATTATCAAACGGCTGATATTAATATGAATGTAAAATCTATGCTTACTGCATGGATGAGTGGTTCTATACAAAATAATGGAATTATTTTAAAATATTCAACTGAGAACGAAAGTGATACTTCCGATTATGGTGTTTTAAAATTCTTTAGTAAAGAAACAAATACAATATATCAACCAAAGATACAAATTGGATGGGATGACCAAATATTCGTAACAGCATCACTTTCAGCATTGACAGCAAATGATATTAAAGTTGGAGTTACTAATTTGAAAAAAGAATATAAGCTTGGTAGTGAAGTTAAATTAAAAATATTTGGTAGAGAACTATATCCTCTAAAAACATTTACAAATACATTTTCTTATGATACTGTAAAATATTTGCCACAAACTACATACTATCAAATAAAAGATGTTAATTCGGATGATGTAATAATTCCATTTTCAGATTATTCAAAAGTAAGTTGTGATGAAACTGGAAACTATATAAAAATAAATTTCTCAAATTGGGAAGCTGGTAGAACATATAAAATAGAATTCAAAGTAGATAACGATGGTGATATCCAATATTTTGATAATGATACTACATTTAGTTTAATAAAAAGTTAATAATGGCAACTAGTATAAAGACAGGATTACAAAACGAAGCTAAAGTAAAAGATATTTTAATTAGTGGATCTGGTGTTATAAATACTAGAAACGAATTTGGTGTCCATACATTTAGTGACCAATCTCCGGCAGATGGTATTTTGGCATCTAAATTAATTAAACCATTGTATAACATTCCTGAAATTGTAAAATCATTAGATGTTACTATAACGGAACTTATACCAAGCGAAGTAACAACGGGACCGGCTACTGTATTAAAAACTGTATATGATGTAGCCCTAAATGAAATTCAATTAAGAGATGTAACGATTTCTTCTTTGAATAGAAATATATTAACTTTAAATTCAAAAATAGGTCAATTAGAAAGTGTAACACAGAGTTTATTAATTGATTTAGATAATCAACGATTATTGGTAGCAAATGCGGATAATCAAAATGCAACTACAACTACAAGAATAAGAACTGGAATTACTGATTTACAAAATGCTGTATTAAAAGGAACATCCGAAGCAATTCAAAGAGTTTCATTAGTTGCTCAAATTGAATCTTTAAAAAAAGAAAATGCAACTTTAAAAGAGGAACTTTTTGGTAAGCAAGCTAAAGCGGCAGAAGGATTTACAGTTAGTGAAGATTTTGCATATAAAATTTTAGAAATAACGGATAAGGATTATGATGGGTTACGTTTTGATGCTAGAGCAAATGAAAACGAAGAAAAATGGGCAAATGGACCTACTATTCAATTAGATAATTTCTCATCAGTAAAAACTATTATTTCGTTTACTGAAGTAGGTGATGATTTAATTTTAGAAATTCCGCCGGTAACATTAGATGCAGGTCAAACTACTACTGTAAAAGTTAAAGAAAATATAGCATCTATTAGAGGTAAAAGACCTAGAGGAGGTGGATTAACTGGTGATAGAGATTACTTTAGTACAATAAATATGAAATCATCCGCAACTGGTACTATTGTACCAATTAAGATGAAATTACATAAATGGAGAAAATACTTATAATATAATAAATGGCATTATCAAATTTTAAAGATATAATTACAAACAAAGCCTATCTAATAAATTCTAAAGATAGAGAAATTTTTGAAAAAGGAGATTATCAATCATTTTTTGGACTTAGTAAAAGTGATGCTATTGAGTTTATTATGTATGATGTAAATAATAATCAACTTCCACAACAATCTGCGAATAGTCAATTAGTTAGATATGTTCCATTAACTACCGATAATATAAAAGACTATTTTTTAATAGCTAGTAATACTGTTTTACAAAAAAATAAATTACCTGCTGAATATTTTATAGATGCGGAACGATTGATAAAAGAAGCTGGATATAACAATGGTATATTTAAAACACAAATAACTTTAGTAAATCATAGAGCTGGTAGTAACAAACCATATGATAAATTATGGATACAAGAAATATCTCCATCACGTAAAGAAATAAGATTACAACCATTGGCTAAAGGTGTTGAAGCAAATGCCGAATTGAAAAAAAGATATGATATATTTGTTTACGATAATAATTTCAGAGAAGATACTCAACCATTTATAGATTCTGTTTTAGCAAAAATAAAACCTGAAGATATATCAAATGTGATAACAAACAAATATACAAACACATGGTTTACAAGAATGAGAACAGAATATTCTTTATCTAATTTCAGTACATTTGTAACAAATACTCACGCTAAATTTTTAGAAGCATGTAAATTTGAATTTTCAAATAAAGAATCTAATGTAACAAGTCCTAATTATGGGCAACCAAAAACAACCGCTCCATCTTTAGATTTATCTAAGAAAACCATAGTAGATATTTGTACTAGAATACTCGTACAAATATTAGATTCTACAATGGTAAAGCCTAAAGTAAATTCAACATTAAATGCAACTGAAGCATTTAGTCCTAGCGTAGATCCTGTTAGTAAAGTTTTACAAAGAGCAAAATCCGATACATTTGTCGATACTACATCGCCTGTTGTGGAATTAGCAACTTTATCAAAATCAACAACAAAAGTAGTAGATATCACAACTACTACTCCTACTGGTGATACTACTCAAAAACAAACTCAATTTTTAGTAGGAAATTGTATATTTGGTACAGACCCAAATCCAAGCAAAACTTGTAATTCTGGAATTTCTTTACCTGTTTACACAAGTACAGGTAAAATAGCTGCAGGTTTAGTTGCATATAATGATAAATTTGGAAAATCTCCTATAACTGGGTATTATTGGATTGTAAATCCTACAAACAAAGAAATTGTAGATATAAATAAAAATGGTACAATAGAAACTAGTAAAGGTGGATTCTGTGCAAATAACACTGGTGGAGGTGGAGGTGGTAACACTGGTGGAGGTGGTGGGGGTGGTAATCCTGGTGACGGTCCGGGTGATGGACGTGGTGGTGGTTTAGGTAAAGATGAGGGTGATAATAGACGAAAACCGGAAAGATAAATAAAAGTAATTATATAAATAGATGGCAATTAACGAAGAATTATATTTTGGGTTTGAGCAATTATCCGATGAGGCACAGGCAACTACCAGTAATTCTGGTAGGCCTCCTGGTGGAGGTGGGAGCATAAATTATTATACATACTCAATTACTAGGTCTAATGTACCTGCTACATTCGAACAAAGTAAAATGACTTATAGAGATGCCAATGGGCAACTTCAAATAATACAAACAAGTCAAATTGGTTTTGTTGGTTCTTTTTGTATGGAAGAGAATTCTTGGGGTGGTGTTCATACATTATATACTAAAACACAAACTGGTATTTGTATAGGAAGTACTGGTGTTGGTGGTGGTAATAATGGAACATCTGGCGCAAGTGGTGGTGGTAATACTGGCGGCCCAACACAATCTACAATTAAGATAACATTAAATGGAGCATCTGATAGTATTATTATTAAAAAGAATAATACTACAATAGAAAAATTAAAATCTGGGTTAAATACAATAAATAGTGGTTTTGATTCTACCTTTAATATAGCATCATCCGATATTTCAACTTATCTAATATCAAATATAGAAATAAAGGGAATTTCAAGTACAAACCCATCTATTCCAACATTTAGCAGAAGTATAAAAGGAGAACCTGGTGAAAGTTTATCATTAAATTTAAAATCAAATGCTGTTGAAAATTATGATGTTGTAGCAACAGTAATTCTAACAACAAGTACCCCTAATTCCACACTACCAACAATATCAGTATTCCCACCAGCAACAAATACTTCAAATTCAACTGGAAATAATTCTACAACTATAACGGGTGGTACTACTGGGCAAGTTTCTAGCAATTCAAATGTATTTTCATATAATTTAAATTCTAAAATAGATTTTCAATTACCACTTAAAAAAACTTTAAATGTATCTAGAGTAACTGGATATTTGGGTAATGAAAATTATGATTATCTTGAATTGGAGGATGGTAAAGATAATTTTACATTAATACTACCATTTTTTGCATTTAAAAGATTAGGCCAATATAAATTTATTTTAACTCCATTTAATTCAAATAACGGAGCTGGTAATAATTTAGAACTTGTTATTGATGTAGTTGATGATATTTGGGTTGGTACTCCTGACATAACAAACATCAAATGGCCAACTAAACTTATAGGGCCAGATTATGTAGGTACTGATATTAGTTTTGATGTTAGTTGGGATTCCGTTGATAGTAACTTTGTAAGAATATACGCAGCTCCATTGGGTAACGAAATAAATAGTTCGTTTTTAACATCAGAATTATATACACAGGTAGCACCTAATGGTAAAATAAAATTAAGTTTAAATTCAATACTAAATTTAAATAAAAAGATTAATGCAGACGCAGCTTTAATTAATTTTAGATTAATTTTAGTTCCGTATAATACAACTGGTCGTGAAGCTGTAATTGGTAAAGCTGAAATACTACCAATACAATTTATTAAAGGAAATTTACAAATTCCTAGAGAATTAGCCATTAATAGAATAGCTGAAGCTTTTACAAGCCAACTGGATGATAAAATATTAGAGACAGAGACTTCAAAATATTTAACACACACTGTTAATTTAGGTAATGGTAATAATAAAATAATTAGTAGTTGGGTAGGTAGTAGAGAATCGTTGATATTAAAATTATACGAACCACTACCAGCAAATATACAAACAAATGCACAGGTATGGATTTCTAAATTGCAATCAAATCCAATTATTGAAACTGTAACTTTAACATCTACATCAGATATTGCGTGTACTCCATTAAAAGGACCTAATTTTACGTTAGATATAGATAATGGAATTCCATTTAATACATTTGAACAATTAACAGCAAGTGGTTCATATACATCAAATGATATTATAAATAAATACTTAGAAACAGTTGGAATTGATACTACTAAATTAAGTATTCCATATGTAAGTGAATCTGAATATGCATTTTCAAATTTTGTAAACTTTAGTTCAGCAGAGGAAAGAGTAAATAACTTCTTTTATAAAGTTCAATTAATTGAACAATATAAACAAAAATATGAGGAGTTATCATCAAATACATTTATTGCACCATACGAAGATATTCAAGGAGCAATATTGGCTCAAACAACACCAACACATCCACTTGTATTAACACATGATGGTGCTAAATTAATTACCGAAGATGGAATTTTTGATATTCAATGGGAAATAGGACAGTTTTATGGAGTTGCACAAGCAGAGGAGGCTAAAAAATATTTAGACGCATTAAATGGATTAATAAATGCACTTGATGGATTTGAGAAATTTTTATATTCAGATACAACTTATATATCATTAGATAATCCAGCAATATCATTAGCATATCCTAAAGAAATATATACACATCCTATAACTGGAGTTAGTAAGTATGTATTGAAACCAACATCAGATTCTAGTGTAATAACTTGGTATAATACTTTAGTTGTAGAAGCTGCATACTACGATAGAAATAATGTAAATTCTTTATCTAATAACGTTCCGGAATTTATAAAGCAAGATTCGGAAAATAATGATTTTATTGTTTTCTTAGATATGGTTGGCCAGCACTTTGATATTTTATGGGCTTACATTGGTGGAATAAAAAGTACAAAATTATTAGAAGATAAGCAAGTAAAAGGTATTTCAAATGATATGGTTCAGCAAATGTTGAAATCATTAGGTTGGGAAAATAAAAGAGCATTTAATTCAAGTTTATTATGGGAATATGCATTTGGTACGGATAAAGAAGGATACCCTAAATATGGAATGTCATTAGAAGCAGCAAATAATGAAGTATGGAGAAGAATTTTAAATAACTTACCATATCTATTAAAACATAAGGGTACTGCTAGAGCTATGAAAGCTATTATGGCTTGTTATGGTATTCCACAATCTATGTTGACTATAATGGAATTTGGTGGACCTCAAGACCCAACAAAGGGTGGTAGTACTAAGTTTACCTTTGATGATAGAACAGCAGCATTATTTTTAACTGGAAGTTTGAATGTAAACGGTGGTGGTAGTTCAAATGTAAAGATACCTTGGCACACAACTGCACAAACTGGAGATTATCCAAATTGTGTGGAGTTTAGAATATTACCATCAAACGTACCAACTACAAAATATTCATTAGTTTCTGGTAGTGAATGGAGTTTGGATTTAGTAAAAACAACTGGTTCTTTTGGTAAATTAGAATTGAACTTTGGTGGAGATGTTTCAAATAGTACATATTTTGATGACCCTACATTATACTCAAATGATACAGCATCTATTGTATCTACAACTGTGTATATATCTCCTGAAATAAGTGGAGTGTATGCATATGGTCCTGATTTAAAAACAGGTAGTTTGGATTTTCCAATATCTACTGAAAACTATTCAAATGTATTAATCAATAGACATAATAATCCTGATTCATCTTCTTGGTTTGAAGTTTGGTATGCAACAACCAATGGTCAAAGAATAACAACATTTGTGAGTATGTCAATTCAAACTGATGATGCTCAATGGGAAACTGGCTCATTCTTACAAATAGGTGGTGATGGATATGAAGGTACTTTAGATGAATTCCGTTTATGGGAAGTTCCATTAAAGAAAAGTAAATTTGAGAATCATACAATGTTCCCAGATGCAATTAATGGTAACTCATATACAGCATCTACTGCAGATTTAATATTCCGTTTGGATTTTGAATATCCTATAAATTTACATAAAGGCACATCTACAATACCAGCTAAATCTATAAAGAACGTTTCTATAAATTTATCATATGGTGAAGATTATGCTTATGCAAATAATATGTATTCAGCATCATCATACCCATATCAATATATTCCATACGATAGAACTGTAACTGCAGATGTACCATCATCGGCATTTAGTTATTCTAATAAGATTCGTTTTGAATCGCAAGAAATGATTGGTGACCTTTCATATAAACAAAGAGCAACAAAGAAATCATTTGATAGAGCACCTATTGATTCATCTCGTTTGGGATTATTCTTCTCTCCAATTAAGGAGTTAAATATGGATATCCTAAAAGCATTTGGAGATGAATTTAATATTGATAATTATATTGGAGCACCTGATGATGATTACAAAACATCTTATTCTGAACTTGATACATTAAGACATTATTATTTTGAAAGATTAGATAATAGAGATATATACGAATACATACAATTGGTTAGATATATTGATAAATCTTTATTTGATGTATTGGATGATTTGGCACCGGGTAGAGCAAAGGTATCTAAGGGATTATTAATTGAACCTCACTTTTTAGAAAGAAGTAAAACTCAAATAAAAAGACCTGAAGGCGCAAGAGGTGATTATGATGGATTAATAGATACATATGAACCATCTATATTTGATTCTACATTTGATTATGAAGAAGCTAAGTTAGATGCAATTAATAACTATGAATTAAATTCAGAACTACCTAATTATGAAACTTTATTAGATACTGAAAACTTATATGCATTTGATGCTCAATCATCTGGATATGATACATTAATAGATTATTTTGGAAATACACAAACACTAGGAGAGTATCCAACATTACCACCAACAGGATCTGTGGTTATTGATTGTCCAGTTGGCGCAACACTTACTGGGGAGGTATTTTATGAATATCAACAAATAGGTATGGATAAAAATTCCTTATCAAATGCAGGATTTGGATTATATGCAAAAAGTGGTACTGGTATTGTTACTGAATTTGATGAAATATTTGGAAATCACCAATTAACTGGAAGTAGAAAAGGAATTTTTCTTGTTAAAGAAGAATTTACTAAAAGAGTAAAAACTCAATTAAGAGGATATCCTACAACACGCTCATTGACGATACCAAATGAGCAAGTTTATTATGAATACATGCCAACTACCGAATATAAATATAAAGTAGTTCAATTACCTTTTACTGGAAGTATATCATTGGGAACTCAAACTGTAGAAGTTCAATCATTAAATGGTACATTCCTTACGCATTATAGATTTGTTAATAATTTATCAGAAGGATTAAAACGTTCATTTTGGAAAGGTTCTACGCAAACAACAGCAACAACTCCTGATGGGTTACCTGCAGTAGAAACATTTACAACTAATCCTAATATTCTTAGAGTGGCTAAGACTGGTAGAGGTTCTGGTGAACCAATACTTGAGGTTGATTAATTTGAAAATAAAAATTACTTCTATTTATAGAGTATAGATAAATACATATAAAAATGGCATATTTAGATAACACAGAGATTATAGTAGATGCTATTCTTACAAAAAAGGGTAGACTGAAATTAGCAGCAGGTGAAGAGCTAGGTATAGTAAAATTTGCATTAAGTGATGATGAGGTTGATTATAATTTATACGAATCAGACCACCCAAATGGTAATTACGATTCTATAATTAGAGGATTGCCAATAACCGAAGCAACATCAGATGAAACTCAGGTAGTAAGATATAAGTTATTAAGCCTTCCAAAAGGGTCTGTTTCAATACCTGTTGTATCGTTGGGTACTAATGCAATTACTAGATTTCAATATGAAGGACCTTTTACGTTTACACCGCAAACATCTCCTCAAGATGCAAACACAACCTCTGGATATACGGCAATCCTATCTGATGCTAGAGCGGGTGTATTAGTTGCATCTGCAAATAATGCATCTTTTATAACTACACCGGTTGCATTGGGTGACCAAATCGGAGCTACAGCAATTGTTGCAACAGGTACTGAATTTACTTTCACACCAAATCCAGAATTAAGAATTAATATAGCAACTACTATAACTGTTTATGGTAACGATACTGGTGGGTCTGTAAGCGTTCCTCTAAATGTAACATATAAAGTAAGAACATAATAACATAATACAAATATTATTTTGGAAATATATTAATTTGAAAATAAAAATTAGTTATATTTATAGAATATAGAATAAAAACAATTCAAAATGGGATATTTAGATAATTCGGAAATTATAATAGATGCTATTCTTACAAAAAAGGGTAGACTGAAATTAGCAGGTGGACAAGACTTAGCAATCACAAAGTTCGCTTTGGGTGATGATGAGATTGATTACACTTTATATGAGCCAGCACATCCAAAGGGTTCGGCTTATTATGATTCAGCAATAAGAGGAATTCCAGTAACGGAAGCAACTCCAGATGAAACACAGGTATTAAGATACAAATTATTAAGCCTTGCAAAAGGCTCTACTTCAGTACCGGTTGTGGAATTGGGTATGAGTTCAATTACAAAGTTCCAATATGATGGACCTATTACAATATCTCCAAACACAAGTGGTGGTGGAAATATAAATTCTGGTTACACAGCAATCTTATCTGATGCTAGAGCAGGTACATTAATAGCATCTGCAAATAATGCAGCTGTTGGAACAGCACCTGTTTTCTTAGGTGAAGAAATAGGAACTACTGCAGCTGTTGTAAGTGGTACTGCATTTAGTTTCACACCAAATCAAGCATTGAGAATTAATATAGCAACTACTATAACTATTTATGGTAATGATACTGGTGGTTCTGTAAGTATTCCTGTAACTGTAACATATAAAGCAAGATAAAATAATAAAAGAATAGAATATGGCAAATATAGTAGATACTAATATAACCTCCCAAATAGCTGCAATCGCTAACGCAGCTGCCGGAAATGCGGCAGGTTTGGATGTTGATAGACTTATTACAGCAATCAATGCTGGTTTAGGTTCAGCTAATCAAATCGGAACACTTACAACTGGAACAACAACTGGTGTTTATAAAAGATTTAGTGAATTTGATATTGTAAAACAAAAAACCGAAGTTGTTACAACTGGTTTATGGAGTGGAGACAGTGGTTCATTAACTAATGCATTTACATCATCTACGCAAGTAGGATTGACCAGTGCACAATATTATTATAACGTATATGATTACGATACAGTAGCATACTCAGATAAAGCTGAAGTTCAATTTGCAGTAGCATATGGACACGTTGATGGTAGTGGTTCATTATCATTAACAAATGATGATAATTCATTGTTAGCATCTAAAGCAACATACGCTCAATATAAATCAATGTTGTTAGAACCAACCGATACCCGATTTACTGTAGCTAAATCAAATGGTACAACTACAAATATAAATGATATATATGTTGTGAATTTAAGTAGAGCGAGATTCAGAGAAAAAATTGATGCAGGAAACTGGTCAATGGCACTTTCTGGTTCAAATGGTAGATTTAAATTTATAGATAATAGTGGTAAGAAATTTAGTGATGAGAATGGATTGACTGGTAGAGTGTTCCAAGTGGGTATTGGTGAATTAAATTTAGGAACTCAAAACGAAGCAACTATTACATCTTTATATGATACTACATCTGGCGAAGGATTTGGTTTATTTTATCCTGATAGAGGTATTATCGTTCTTAATCCTAGAGCAGTAGGTAATACTGTTGGTAATGTTTGGAATGAAGTATTCCAAACTGTAGGGCATTTAGCACCTGGTGGATCTGGAGCAACATCAGCACCAGATAATGTAACATCAACTGCAGCTGAGCAATACTATCATAAGAGATTATATTACGCAATTAAACTTGGTAAAGATTTTGAAATGAGAAGAACGGAAAATATATCAACTCAGCATTTCTTTGTAAGAGCAACAAATAGAGAATTTAATTACTCTAACAATCCTACATATGTAAAAGCAGATGGTACATTTACTGAAAGTACTTTCAAAACTGACCCATATAGTTATATAACAACTGTAGGTCTTTATAATGACTCAAATGAATTAATAGCAGTTGCCAAAACATCACAACCTGTTGCAAAATCATTTGATAAGGAAGTATTGATTAAAGTTAAATTATCATACTAATATAATTAAAAAATAACGAAATATAACCCCCTGATGGGGGTTTTTCGTTAAATGAATATTTATACTAAATACGAATTGAATGTTTAAAGAAATTCCTAAATCCGATATTGTTATTAGACCTATTAAGGTTTATAAAGAATGGAGATTGGATGAGAATGATATATCTCCAATATTTGCCACTAGTGGTAGTATTGGTAACTACGATGAAGAAATTGATGAAAAATCACAAGGAATTTCTAAAATATCATTATTCCGTTCAATAAAAGCACAATTTTATAATAACCCAGAAACATCTTCTGTTATGACGGAAGTAGGTAGACGAAAATCATATGCATCAAAAGATGAGAGAGTTTTAGAATCCAATTTAGCAGTATTACCAATACCAAGAAGTTATTATGGCGAAGGTATGAAAATAGGTACGGTTGTATTAGAAGATGAAGAGTCTGGTAGAACATATACAGATGATGGATATTCAAATTTAGTTGATATAACTGGTAGTATTTGGGGTAATATATTTTATGATAGAGGCTTAGTAGTTGTTACTAAGGATGTTGTTAGTGGGTCGATATTATCTCAATTTACTTTAAGTTATCGTTCTACAAAAACAATATTTGAAAATGAAATTTTTCTTTCGGTATTAGAAAACGAATTTAACTATTCACAAAACCCATCTGCTGTTATAGAAGATGGTGGAAAACGAACTAAAATTTTAGTGACAAATCCTTGGGACCCTTCTGGTAGAACCTCTGTTAGTGCATCTATTTGGGAAAATGGGATACGATATATTAGAAATAAAAATAGACCTTTTACATCATCGTTAAATCCAAAAGTATTTGGTAGTTTTGATGATTATATGGAAAATAATACAAACGATAGAACTGGTTCATTTATAGCTCCATTTATAACAACAATTGGATTATATGATAATGAATTAAATATGGTTGCAGTAGCTAAATTACCTGTACCAATTAAGTCATTACCAGACTATCCTGTAAACTTTATAATTAGATTTGATACTTAAACTGAATAATTGTTATATTTATATGTACAATAAATAATAGATAATGGCATCATTAATAGAAAAATTAGCAAAAGAAGCACCGATTTCATCTAAGGCAAAGATAAGTGTAAACGATAAAACTCCATATTCGGAAGGTACTGGTGTTGATGCTAGTAAAAACGCAGACCCTAAAGTACTAACCGATAAAAAGTTAGCACAAGGACGTAAATACGGAGAATTGGGTGGAGGTAGTAAGTTTACAGGAGGATATACTCCGACTAAAACTTATTCTTCTACAATTATTAAGAAGTAATCAATGAGCTGGAAATTTAATGGAAATATTGTTACAGAAGAAACCACACCCGAAGGTGCGGTTGGATTTGTCTATAAAATGACTGATATCCGAACTGGTAGATTCTATATAGGTAAAAAACAACTTACCCAAACCCGTAGATTAAAACCCCTTAAAGGAAAGACTCGTAAAAGGGTTGTAAAGAAAGTATCTGATTGGGAAAAATACTATTCATCAAACGAATGGATTAAATCGGAAATAAAAGCTGGAAACTCTGAATACTTTGAAAGAGAAATCATTCAATTTTGTTTTTCAAAAAAATCCTTATCATATTACGAAATTAAATGGCAGTTTCATTACGATGTTCTTGCCAATGAACAAGCAATAAACGAAAACCTTATGGGGAAGTTCTTCCGTAGGGATATTATAAATTAAAGTTATGACAATACCTGAAATCGCAAAGAAGTACGGAATCTCCGAAGCTTATTTAAACGCAAAAGATGATGCACTACAAATAGCAGCTGCATCTTTAGTAGACCTTAAAGGAATGTTGGAAGCAAACCAACCAAAAGCTCCAATTGCAGCAAAAA